CCAGGGTGTGTCGAAAGTCAACACACCACACTAGCTGCTTTTGTGGCAGCTAGTGCCATTGGCCCGACCCGTCAGTATGGGGTGGACCATCTCGACTTTGTGTCAACGCGTCGAGGACGTCCCGAACGTTCAAGATGCTCATCATCAGTCCCAGGCTTAGGACTGATTCGGCCGCTCATCGCTTCCCAGCGATTCGCAAAGCTGACATCCTGGTGGTCGTCACTCTCGTGACGATTTTCCAGAAGGATGAGACACTTCAGCAGGGCGCTCGGTCCTTCCAGTTTTGACACTGGAATTTCCGATGAGATGACCCATCCCTTGACAAGGGGACGGTGCAACTCTGGACAGATTCTCTGGGTTTCAAATCCAAGGAAGCTGTTGCGACCTAGCACAGGAGAACTCTCGAGAACAACCGGCATCGGGATTAACCGACCCAAGATGTCGTCGAGGTACCTCGCAGCCCCCCAGAGACCAGCAAAGTAGAGCTGGTTCCGGAAGGAAACTGTGGATACAATCTCCTGAACGTCCGTGCGGTGAGCAGGGATCATACTACGCATTTTGACCACTGATACATCGTGGCCATCGTAGTAATCCTTGCCGCAAGACTCTCTGAACTTGCCTGACCAGAAAGACTTGCTCGCGTTAACTCGAAGCCCAAAAGCTTCGAGTTCCGTGATCACCGCATGCACAAATCTACTGGGGACAATGATATCGTCTCCGTAGACGCGCACCTGACCGAGGAACTTTCTGATTGTTCCTCGGGAGAGAGATGTGTTGAGCTCTTTCTCAATCGCGATAAAGACGATGGTAGAGAAAACCATCGCCTCTATCGGAAAGGTTAGAGCTGAACCCATAGACGCGAACTTGGCTAGGCGGATTACGCCATAGCCAGGCACATCAGCCTTCCGGGTTCTGCAGGAATCCACTGCCCCACGTAAGTGGGGATGGTTTCCCAGCAGGACTCGTACATGCTGGTTTGAGACTCGGTCGGAGGCCTCAGAGAGGTCGAGGGTGGCAAGGGTTCCATTTCTAGAGCCCTGCCTAGCAAGGTGCTGATTAGGCACCTGCGTTGCCCATCCGATAAGGCCTGAAGCGATGTCATCTGCTTCGACGGCCTTCCAGAGTGATGCCAAGAGCCCTTGCTGCATGTATTGCATGCAAGTAGGCTCGACGGCAATGATCCTGGGAGTCTTGAGCGTCTTAGGCACTGTGATGACCCTAACGGGTCTTTCAGCGCCAGGTTCGAGGATGCGCACATGGCTGAGGTCTTTGAAATACCTCCAGCTGGAAGCAAGATGTACCCCATGAGGGAACACTTGTTCCAGTCGCTCGGTCCACTCTGCTTGTTCCCACTTAGAGTTTCCTCTAAGTCGGTCAGCTGTGGCGCCGGGGCCGTGACGTGGTGTGATTGCGGACGCTCCTTGCTCGTAGACCAGATGGTCCACAGAGGAAAGAAGATCGCCCCAAAGCACACTAGACATACGAGCGAAGCGAGAAATCCTCTCGGATTCCGCCAGAACTCCCATGTCTGTCTTGCGAACATCCTGCTCACACTCAACGTAGCTCCTAATCGCACTGGCCACCCTTGCAGGACTGCAAGGGAGGTTTATCTTTGCGAACATCAGCGTTAGCTGACGAATCGCATGGATGTGTGTGACAGAGGGCTCGTTGAGCAACACGCCTGTCTCACGATCGAACACACGGTCAAGGAAACCTCCGAGAAATCGGGGGAGACCCCCTGTTCTTGAAAATCCAAGGAACAGGTCGTGACTCACGAAGCCTTGGTCCAGACTTTTTTGGAAGTCCGAACCAAAGCTAGGTAGGGTTATCGTCAGAAACGATAACCCCTCGTGTTCGAAACGCGCCGTGATCGTTTTGAGATCACGGCTGGTGCTAGTGCAACACAGTGTGCTCAAGTCATTGAGCACACACTGCAAGAGCGGCATCGGGCTTTTCACTGGCGCCTCATTAACATGGGGCTGCTCAGATCCTTGCTTCGATGCTCACCAGTTTGACACTGTTAAGCGAACCTGGCCTGATCGGCCCGGGACGTGTCGGGCGCCCTTGGCATCCAGCCAGGTCCGCCTATTACAGTGTCCTACCCCAAGAGATCCTTCAGGGGTAGAGTCAGTTCTCACCACCAAGAAGCTTGGTGATGTTGGCACCGGAGGTGGCCTGAAGGTTGGCCAGGAAGCCGTCAATGACGGCCTTCTGCTCGGCAACCGTGTAACCGACCAACGGAACATCCGCAACGATGTAGAAACTCATCGAGTACGGAGTGTTCTGGGCCGGGAACAGCGGGTCAGGAGCAACCTTCCGGTGCTGAATGCGCGCGGTTCGGCGAGCTCGCTTGCCCACAGTGTGGGCAACCGAAAAGAGGATGTTCCCGTCAGCGGAAGAGAAATCTCCGCTTCGAGGACCATTCCCAGTTCGGGGAAGCGAGGCTGCCGAAGCCGGCGCAATGGTAACTGACTGAGGATCGGTGAACATGAAGCGTCGTCCTTGCAGAGATGGTCCAGCGCGCCGGACGGCGGGCTGGAGGTGATGCCTCTCTCTCGTATCTACTACCAGAGAGATGTGGGGCCCTTAGTGATACCAAGGGCACCCAGGATCGACCACTGCTTCAAGCTAAAGCTTGAAGGATTGAGGCCGAACCCGAACGGTGTGGCCCGAACTCGCTGCTTCCTCACAGTTGTGAATTGCAGAGAGTAAGGCCCTGTGGTCCCATTCTTGAAGACTGGGCCAAAGAGGGTATAGGTGTGATCTACGATTGTCTCGCACATCAGGTACCCATACCGCATCACCAAGCCGTCCGAACCAAGATGAACAGCATTGGCGATATTATCGCCAAGGTTCATCTTCCAATCGGACAACCAGCTCCATGGAGCCAGATTCCAGAGTACTTCCGGAGTGATCCGGACGCCGTACAGGTAGTTAAACTCCTGTTCGGCACGTTTCAACTTCTCAACGAAGATTGGATTCGACGCTGAGAGGTGATACGAGTACGCTCCAGAGAACGACACCGACTGTTGTCGGCGAACGCTCTCTGTGACTGGAAATCCGCTACCCGTTCCGCCCACTATCATAGAGTTAGTCAGCACATTACCGAGCGGGATGATAGACATATCACCCGTGGTTTGCGCTGACTCCTCCGAAACAGTGGTTGGAAACGTCATCTTGCGCCGGATAGCTTTCCCGGCATCACGCTCGTATTGCTCGAGAAGTTCTCGAGCACGGCGTGTGGCGTGGTACGTCTTTTGGATGTCTGCCAACAAAGGCAACCATCCAAACTGCGTCTCCAAGTGCTTTGAGCCAGCCAGTCTTGCGACTGAGGCTCGGTCACTGAAGTCCTCGACATTTTGTTGGAGTCCGGCTGGAAAGCCTTCTCTCCAAACTTCTGCGAGGCCCACGGCAAGATCTGCCTGAGACTGAGAGGGACGAGTTTGGCTAACTGCCTTCGGTCCGTAAAAGCCAGTGTTGACTGCTGGCACGGAGTCGAAGTAGTTAAGTCCAAGCACGCTAGTGGGGGGAACCCACACTAGCGGTCCCTGGTACCGTAATGTACCGGTACCGGGTCCATTCACAGCGTTATAAAGATCAACGCTGGAATGCGAACAGTACAGAGTTTGAGTTTCTGTACTGAATTCATGACCCCTATCTACACCTCCAGGATAATCCTGATCCCGCTTTTGTTCCTTGAGCGCAGAAAATAGCGACTCTTGGGACGTAGCAGCATCAACGATATCCTCTAGGGAAGTAGGTGCAGTCAGCTGTCTGGCAGTACGACCAGTACGATGACTGGTCGTAGTCTGGGTAGGAGCATATGCACCGTATGAGTCAGGACGCTCAACAACCGTCCACGGCCCTCCCGGAAATCCTCGTTGTGAGACTGAATATCTCACACCGAGATTCCGAGGAGTCCGGCGACTCTGGGTGAACATGCTGTCCATGGAGACCCTTCGGGGTAGAAGGACACGTATACCGGGTGGTATACGTGAGTGGATGCGACTTGTCATCGCACCAGTGCACTAGCACCGGCGGGGCCCTCACGGG